CTAGCGCCGGTTGATGCTCACGATGCAGAGCCCGATTGTCGCCACGGCGCCGCCGAAGAGCGCGCCGAGCACGAATGCCAACGCGATCATCGACGGGTACCGTCAGACACGTAGCATTGGAGACGGTCGAGGGCATAACCGTAGATGCCGGCATAGTCGTCGCCGCCATAGGTCGTTCCATCGTCGCAGACCTCATCGTGGTAGTCGGAATGGGCGACGTCCTGGCTGCGGTAGTAGACCTGCTTGTACTCGCCAGACGTGGTGATGTAGAACATCTTCACGCCGTCGATGGTCTGCCCCCAAAGGCCCGCCATGCCGTTGACGGAGTCACCGTAGTTGGCGGTCTGGACGTAGTCGAGCCAGCCGCTCTCCTTGGTGTGGACTCTATACATGAGGGTGCCAGAATCCACCCAGGCGATGAGCATGTCGTGCGATCCATAGGGCACGCCGGCGAAGCCCTCGCTGGTGCTGTCGTCGAAGTTGGTCACGACTTCGTTCCAGCCGCCGCCGCGATTGTGTAAAGCGTAGTGGATGTTGACGCTCTTGCCCGTTGACTTCGGGAAACTCGTGCGAGCAGCAGAAGTAGAGGGCTGGTACGTGCCGCCGTTGCCATCAGTCGGTGCGATAGGGGCGACATAGCCGCTACCGAGATAAGCCGCCACGGCCTGCTTAAACTCGTACCACGTCTTTCCGTACTGACGAAAATAGCCATTGGGGTCGGTGTGGTCAGAACCGCCCCAGCGCTGAGCAGCTTCATAGTGAGAAAGCAAACGGGACGTATCCCAACCACGGGAGCGGAGTTCGTCGCCCGCCCACTTGACCGCTTCAGTCCACTGCTTGGCGAAGTCGCTGGCATTGGTCGCGTGGGCAAGCTCGATACCGACCGTGGCGTAATTTCCATTGCCCACGTGCCAGCACAAGCGGTTCTCGGGCACGGTGTTGTACACGGTGGAGCCGTCCAGTTCCATCACATGATGAACGGCGTAGGTATCATTGCCGCGCCAATACAGCACATGGTTCCACGCGGACGCGCCGGGGTTCGCCGTCTCGTGGATAACCAAGTACTGGGCGTTGAGGTAGCCGTGTCCATTGCTCACGTAGGCATCTTGGCTCTGGTAGGCTTCGGCGCTGAGCGGGGCGGCAAGCGCTGCCGCAAGGGCGAGGACAACGGCAAAGGCGCTACGCAACGGCAGCTTGCGCTTGGGCTCGGCGTTAGTCTCCGTCATGCTCGCCTCCCGACTTGAGTCGCGCGGCGTCCACGGCCTGCTCGGCCGCGGCGTAGATGGCCGCGCTCGCGACCCCGCACACCGTGCCGATGGCGGCGACGGTCTGGTTGTCCGTGGCGATGCCGGCCACACTGGTGGCGACGGAGCCCAGGAAGGCAGCCGTGCACAGCCAGAACTTGCGGCTCGTCAGCTTCTGGACGATCTTATCCTTGGTCATTGATTCATCCTCCTAATCGAGTACGGGCATGTTCATCGCGTCCGTGTACAGGCGAGTGCCGGTACCGTTGCCGCCCAGCCCGTGATAGGCGGCGTAGACGCTCTCCAGGTGGCGGCGCTCCTCGACGGTCAGGCCGCCCTGCGCCATCGCCCTCTCGTGGATGCGCTGCAATTCGGCCCACAGCAGCGCGCGCATACCGGCCTTCATGGCCTCGGACTCCACGCGCTCCCGCTCGGACCTCTCGGACACCTTCCGCCCCTGGGCCTTGACGGTGGCCACGACCGACGCGACGCACGTCGCCACGACGCACGAGATGATGTCGGTTATGACGATGGCCGCCAGTGATTCCACGCTCGGCCCTCCTTTCCTCTCGCCTTCCGCGCCATCCTACGGGCGGCGTGAGATTGGGCTCCGCCGTCCGCTGCAAGCAATAAATCCCAGACGTAACGCGGCGGGCTACCATTCGTTAGGTCTGGGATTTTTAAGAGATTGGATTGTTCAAAATGCTGTTTTCCGATGCCGCAACCGAGTACATGGCCGACAAGGGCAAGCGTCTCCGCGCCACCACATTGGAAGGCTACCGAAGCGCCATCCGCTGCCACCTGATGCCGCAGTGGGGCGGTCGCGAGATAGAGACGATCAGCTTTGAGGAAGTGCAGGATTGGGTGGACGGGTTCGACCTCCCCGGCGCGGCGGAAAAGGCCTACAAGACCTTCCGCCAGATATACCGCTGGGTATTGCGCCGCCACCAGCTGCGAATCTGGGACGTGACGCAAGGTGTGGAGCTGCCGAAGAAGCCAACCGTTCGTCGGCCCACACTCACGGCAGAGCAGGAGCGCGTGACGCTCAAAGCTATCGTGGGGCAACCATTCGAGGCCGCTGTGCTCCTGGGTGCCGCGCTCGGTCTGCGCCGATGTGAGGCGTGCGCCGTGCGCATCGAGGATGTGGACTGGCGTAGCGGCTGGGTTCACGTCCGACGTGGCCTGCACGTGGTAGGCGGCGAGGTCGTGGAGACGGGATGCAAGACCAAGCTGTCTGATCGCAAGCTGAAACTGCCGCGATTCGCGCTCGAGCGCCTGCGCGCTATCCGTGGGACACGTAGGTCTGGGCGGCTTTGCCTGCTCGACCCCAACGCCGTGGCTAGGCGGTTCCGCGCGTTCTGTAAGCGATTCGGCCTGCCGCATGTGCCGATGACATGCCTGCGCCATAGCTGGGCTACGATCTCGCTGGAGCACGGTGCGGCTATCGAGGACATTGCCGTGGCGCTGGGACACAGCACGGTCAACACTGCCATGAGCCACTACCTGCAGTCATTTCGAACGGTCGTAGCAAGGGCGAGCGATTCATACACGGCGGCAATGGAATGGTGATTCCGTATCCCTGCTTTCCCATGACATGTCAAGAGATAGCGGTACGGTCAGCATCGCATTCAGCTCTGCCACCCGAGCGGTCGCGTTAGTCATGATGGACTGCAACGGCAAGGGCAAGGCGTGCCTGTATTTCGTCTCGGGAATATCGAAATCCGCGATATTGCTCGCAGGGAACGGCAACGAGCCGTCATGGAGCGACGATGGGGTAACCCTTACCCTCAATTCGACCGATTGGAACAACGTTACCGTTATTTCTGCTGGAGAGCCGACCATCTCATTTGCTTAGTTTTCCGTATCCCGGCTTTGCATGAGCGATGCCCTGCGCAAGCTGGAAGGCAACGACTTCAACACCATAGGCAACTGCTTTCAGGCGATCTACCAAACAACATCGTGGACAGCAGAGCAGCACGGACCTGTCGGCCTGAATACCTATGGCTTCCTGCTCTCGGCGAGGGGCGGCGATTCCAACTTGCAGATATTCATCGACAACACGGGGAAGGTGGCGTTTCGCGTGCGCTTCAGCGGGAACGTCAACTGGCCCTCATGGAATGTGCTCAAGGCAGGCTAGGAGTCCCAACTGCCGATATTGACCGCAACAGGTTCTTTTCCCGGACTAGACACAACCGCCTGAAAATAATTTGTGTTTCCCGATGTGTAAACCTGAAATTTGATACTCAAAACAGACCATCCGTCGACAGTGATTAGGGATACGGAATGCTCTTACACGTTTGCCTTGATTTTTACGGCCAGTACGTAGTTGACGCGGACGCAAAGGTAGTTCTCCCCATCGAAGTTTTCCCAACTGAGCTGAATTACCTCTGCGCCACCTTTTGTGACCATCGAGGATACGGAATGCTACTTAGTCCACAGTGTTTTGACATTGCCTGTATCCCCGTACTGCAATTTGATGCCTTCTGCTTTCGAGATGGTGACGTAAAGCGATTTGCCGTCCTTTAAACAGAATTGCACTTGGATAGAAGTGTCCTCGCCCGACCCCCACGAGCCGTAGGTAACGGAGACAACGTCTCCCCAGAAGCTCGGCACTCGGGATACGGAATCCCCGAGGGCATTGGTCTGCTTCGCGCAGTCGCTGATCCCCTTCTCGATTCGGTTCAGCTCCGCGGCGGTGACGGGAGTGTTACCGGAGACCTTGTCCTTCCAAGTCTTCATTGCGAATACGATTTTTTCGAATGCCATGATGTTGTCCTTTCGTTAGACAGTGAACGGTGTCCAAGCGCCTTTTTCGTCGGGGAACGTTGTATCTGATGGGAATGTCGTCGAGTCGGGCCACAGCGCCGTGCCGGGCAGGCCAGCGTCCCAACGCTTGAACGACGTAATCTTGTGCGTGCTCTCGTTGGTCTGCATCCAGAGCATCCCGTCCACGCGCTTGTCGCGGGCGGGCTCCGCGGCCTGCATGTAGTAGGGCTTGGTCGCGGATGCCGCGGCGTTCGCCTGCTTGGCTGCGGCGGTTGCCGCGCTCGCGGCCCTGTTGGCAGCGTCGGCATTGCCCTCGGCGGACGATGCCGCCGACTCGGCCCTCTTCGTCGCGGAGGTCACGGCGGCGTTTAGCGAGGCCCACTCGCGCTGGAGCGCGTCGAGCTCGTTGTCGTAGTCCTCGGACTGGCCGCCGCTGCCGTCGACGCTGCCGAGGATGACCAGCGCGAAGTCCTCGGTCGTCTCGGAGCCGGTGCCGCAGAACTCGAAGTACGCGAGGCGGCACCTCCCCGCCCCGTTGACCGCCTGCGGCGGGAGCGTGACGCTCACCGTGCCGTTGCCCACGGTCGCCGAGCAGCGCGCCCACGTGCCGTCGGCGTGGAGCACGCACAGGCGCGCGAGCTGGCACGTCGGGGTGTACGTCGCGCCGTCCACGGTGAGCGACGCCGTTATCTTCTGGGTCTGCGTCTCGCCCCTGCGCACGGTGACGCGCTGCGGGACGGTTCCCGGGCGCTTGCGCATGTCGAGCGCTATCGCGTGGTTGATCATTCCTTGGCCTCCAGCGCCTTGAGCGCGTCGAGCGCGGCCCTGAAGGCCTCGACCGGGTCGACGGACTCGGTTCCCTCCCCCGTCTCGTCGGCCGTGGCCGGCTGCGGGTCGACGATGGCCGACAGCGCGTCGAAGCACGCCACGGTTGCCGCCGTGCGCCTGTCGACGTAGGACGTGGTGACGATCTCGTACGCCTGCCTCTCTTGCTGCGGTTCCTCGACCTCGCTGGCGTCGACGACCTCGCGCTTTCCGTCGTCGTATACGGCGATGAAGATGATGCCGGCGGCGGCCGCCCGGGCGATGAGCTCGCTGTCGAATTCGGTGAGGTAGCTCTCGACGTTCCCGATGGGGTCGTGCGCCATGTAATGCGTGATCTTTGCCATGTTTCCTCCTAGAGACTGCAAGACGTGCAGAAGCCGTTGATGAAGTGGATGTTGCCGGTCGTGTAGTAGAACCTCAGCCTTCCGTCGTCGAGTTCTTTGAAGTCGCTCATGTACCTGATGCTCTTCTCCCCGGTCAGGCCTGTCGTCGTCGTCTCGCTGGTGTCGCTGGACGCCTTGACCGAGAGCGACGGGGAGCTGATGCGGACCGCCCCGTCCGCCTGGAATTGCAGGCCGTAGAGCGTCGTGTTGGTCGGGATGTCGCGCACCGACGTCGAGAAGTCGATATAGCCGACTCTCGACGGGGACGAGGCGCTTCCTTTCTTTCGGTAGCCCTCCATCTGGCCGTAGCCGTTCAGCATCGTGTAGCACGAGCTGTTTCCGCATGTGAAGGTTCCGCTGGCCGTGATGTTCTTCGCCGTCATGTAGTTGGTCGTCAGCACGCCTTCCTTGAGGTTCCACGTGTTCCGGCCCTTGGCGTCGGCGATGGTCCCCGTGGCGACGTAGCTCGCGTTGAGGTAGACCCTGTTGTTGCTCATGTAGAGGCCCTGCTCAGCGCCGCCGTTGGTCAGGCGGTCGAAGATGGCCTTCTGGTCCATCTGCTCGTCGTAGGCGCTCAGGATGCCGTCGGCATAGTCTTTAGCGTTCTCCTGCTCGATGGCGTGACGCGCCCCGGTCGCGGCATCGGCGTAGTCCTTGACCGCGCTCGAGTAGGCTCCGTAGGCCGCGTCGTACTCGTACATGACGGCCTTGAGCTCCTCGGCGGTCTTGCACTTGAGCACCTTATCGACCTTGTCGGCGTAGGCGCCGTACGTGCCGCCCTCGTCGGTCGTGCCGAAGGCCTTGGTGTAGCGGGGGCCGAGGACGGACGAGAGGAACTGGGCGCTGAGCGCCTTGTTCGACTTGAGCGCGTTGAACTGCGAGGTCATCTCCTCGCGCTCCTTGTCGACGTCCTGCTTGGCCTTCTTCACGGCTGCGGCCTCCGCCTCGGTCACCACACCGTCTTTGGCTAGGTCGTTGACCGTGGTGTCGAGGTCCCTAAGGGACTGGTTGAGGTCGTAGGCGCTCTGATTCGCTTTGTTCAGTGCAGCCACGAGGACAGGCGAGGAATGATTGACCGAGCCGTCCCCGTAGGTGATGCGGTCCATCTCCCAGATGAAATAACCGTTCTCCCACTCGGGGATGTCTTCCGACCATCCCAGCTCGGGATTTTGCATGTTCAGCGGCGGCACTGTGTCGGACTGATTCTTCGCGTAGAGTTTCACGGTCGACTTGACCACGGCGTTCGTCGTGGCGATGTCCTTGCCGTCGAGCTTGGCGCCGGGGCCTAGATGGACCTCGCTCTCGTCGAGGTTCCAGTAGTTCTTGCCGCTCCTGTCCTGGATGGTGCCGGCCTTGATCAGGTCGCCGAGCATCGTGCCGAAGCAGATGAACTCGGCGAAGAAGCCCTTTCCCGTGCCGAACGTGCGCCAGTCCCACGAGCCGTCGGCCTTGCAGCCGCCGGCGATGCGGAAGCCCTGGGAGCACAGCTGCATGGCCATGCCGTCGCCGGTCGTCGAGCGGCCGTCCGCGTCGAGGGGCACGGAGCCGAATATCAGGCCGCGCTCGAAGCTCGTGTGGACGTAGCTGTTGCCCGCGAGGTTGAACTGCACATTCATGCTGTCCATGACCTGCTGGAGGTACGACGGCGGCGTGGATGCCGCCACATCCCAGCTGGACGAGCGCTTGGACAGGCTCGACAGCTTCTGCTGCTGCGCCAGCCACATGTCCGCGATTGTCTCGGTCACGTTGCCGAGCGTCACGCGGACGGTGCCGCCGAGCTGGTCGGTGACTAGCTTGGTCACACGACCCTCGCAGCGCAGCGCCGGGCTGAATGCCGTGTCGACGATCTGCACGTCGTCGCCGACCGCCACGCCCTCCCAGTCGCGCCCGAACTGCATGAGGTCGACGGCGTCGGCCTCGTAGGTCATTCCCGGCTCCTTGCGGGAGTCGAGGTATGCGCGGGTCTCGGCGAGCAGCGTCGCCGCGTCCTCGCAATTTGAATTTTCATATTGTCCGAACACGTGCGCGCGCCCGCCCCTGCCGTCGGGTCGCCCGTACAGCCCGAGCGCGGTCGCATCCTCCACGTAGTTCTTGCCGTTGTTGATGTCGCCGAACGTCAGCTTGCGCCCGTAGCCGCCCGTGTCGGTCTCGATTCCCTTGCCGTAGCCGTAGCAGGCGGTGATCGCCCCGTAGTGCTCGGTGCGGGAGACGGATGCCAGGTCCTTGGTGTAGGTGAACCGGCGGTGGCCGCCCTTCGCGCCTCGATGCGAGCGGATGCCCACCCTGCGAGAGGTCACCTTTCCGCCGGATACGGTGATTTCAGTCTCAAGCTCGCCGCCGCATTCCAAGATTGACTGGAGCGCCTCGCGCGCCGAGGTGTGGTAGAAGGTCAGGCCCTTGTCGACGGTGCCGGTCCGGTCGACCGTTCCGGCGGTCCAGCGGGTCGGCCCAAGGCAGACATTCAGCGCCTGCAAGAAGCCGTAGCCGTAGGGGCGCTTGTCCTCGATATAGTCGCCGTACGTCTCGCAGATTGAGTTGATAGCCGTGTCCGTGTAGACCGTATCGCCTCCGGCGTGGAGGCCCTTGGGGTCTTGGCAGACGTGCTCGTGGACCTTGCCGAGGCGGTCGGCCCAGACGAGGCGGTAGCCCTGCTTGAGCGCGAAGGTCGTGACGATGTCCACGCTGTCCTCGCCGTTGAGCTCGTCGGTATGGGTGAGGGAGAGCAGCTCCTCGGGGCCGATTGTCGATACGTAGGCGTCCTGCCACGTGTATACGTCAATTCGCACCTAGAGCCACCTCTCCTCCCATTCGAGCGTCGCGGTGCCGCCGCTCGTCTTGATCTGCTGCACGCCGTCGAGCGAGAAGAAGTCGCTCGCGACGGTCACGGGCCAGTCCGCGCCGTTGACCGTGCAGCGCTCCGCGCGCATGTCCAGCACGACGGTCTGCGCGCCGGTGAACGACGCCTCGACACGGACGAAGCGCCCGGTCGAGACATTAGTGAATGTCCAGCTCGAGCCTGCCGGGGGCCTGCACGTGACCGTAGGGTAGGCCCTGTAGTTGCCCCCGGCGGCGACGGCGCGCTGGGATGCCGACACCTGCTCGGAGCGTCGCTGCCCGTAGGCGGCGGGGTCTGCACAGTAGAACCCGAGCGTGAGATTCGGCATGTGCGCGTTGCGCCCCTGCTCCGCCCCTCCCCTGTAGCGCGCGAGCATGTAGCGCTCGGGAGCGTCGTCGAGCACGAGGGCCTTCTCGCCGCCGGACAGCGCCGAGGCGAGCACGGCCCTTGCCTCGGCGACCTCGTCGAGGGAGCCGCCGACGATGTTGCAGTCGACCGCTATCTCGACGGGCTCGAGGCCCGTGGCGCGGATATGCGAGCCGTCCATGCCGGGGACCTCGGTCTCATCGAGCCGCACCTTGGGGACAATCGGTCTCGTGACCTTGGTCACCAGCAGGTACGGCGTGAGGTCGATTCCGCCGAATATCATGCGAACCCCCTTGCGGCGAGCGTGTGCCTGCCGCGCATCGCGATGGCGGAGGAGACGCGCTCCGAGTCGATGTACAGGTTTCCGTCCTTGTCCCGGATCTGCTCGAGGATGGACAGGATGCCGGCGAGGGCGTCGTCGGAATCCTCCTCGGGACGCGCAGGCGTGTAGACCGCGGACGGCGCGACGGTCAGGCCCGTCGAGAGCATCCCCTGCGCGGTGTCCATGGCGCCGCTGATTGCGGAGACCACGGTGCCGGTGCCGGAGCCGATGCCCTGCGCCCAGCCCTGCATGAGGGCCTTGCCCGAGAAGGTCGTGTAGCCGTGCCCGGAGAAGGGGCCGACCTTTGCCGGCGAGAACGGGAAGAAGGAGCGGATTCTGGAGACTGCGCCGGAGACCGCCGAGGTCACCGAGCCGATAGCGGACATGATGCCGTCCTTCAGGCCGTTGAGTATCGACTTGCCGGAGTTGAAGAGCCAGTTGCGCGCACCCGAGAAGAACCCGGTGATCTTGCCCTTGATGCTCGTGACGGTCCTGTAGACGGAGTTGATTCCGTTGGACGCCGCGCTCTTGATGCCCTCCCAGATGGACGAGCAGGCGCTCTTGATGCTCCCCCACATGCTCGACCACGTGGAGCTGATGCTGTTGAGCACGGAGCTGATCACGCCGCTGACCTGATTTATCGCCGAGTTGACGGCAAACTTGATGCGTCCCCAGACCACCTCGGCGAAATCGCGGACGGTGTCCCACACGCTTGACCAAATCGAGCTGATTCCATCGAGCGTGGACGTTATCACGGACTCGACGACCCCGATGGCCGCTCGCACGGCGAACTCAATCTGCGACCAGACGAGCTCGGCTACCGACTTGATGGTGTTCCAGACCGTATCCCAGTCGCCACTTATCGCGGCGGTGACCGTGGAGATGACTGTCTGCACCACGGCCATCGCGACCTGGACGGCAGTGGAGATTGCATCCATCACGCCAGTCAGGACAGCGGAGATCACCGGCCAGACCGCGTGCCAGACGGCGGAGATGATGCCCATCGCCACCTGAATCGCGCCCTGGATGAGCGGCATCGCCGCCAGCACGGCGGACAGCACGGACTGCACGGCGGGCATGGCGATGGCGACGAGCTGCGAGACGGTCGTCATCACGTCCGCGATGACACCGACCAGGAAGCCGATGACCGGCGACAGCGCCTGCACGATGCCGAGCACCACCTGTATGCCGGTGGAGAGCACCGGCAGCACGGCCTGCGCGATGTTGAGCAGCGCCGTGCCGATTGGCGCGATGAGCGGCGCGATGAACCCGATTGCCGCCTTGATGCCGTTGCCGACGGACGTGGCCACGCCCAGGATGGCCTGAAGCGCCGAGCAGATCTGCGAGGAGTCCACCTTCGGCAGCTTGATACCGATGCCGGCGAGCGCGCCGACGGCGATGTTCCACGCCGTGGCGAGCGCCTCGGACACGATGGGCGTGAGCACCGACGCGATGCCGGAGAGCGCCGCGGGGAGCGCCTTGATGATGCCCTGCCCGATCTGTGCGACGCGCGGCGCGATGTTCTTGGCGACCGCGCCGACGGACGTGAGCAGCTGCTCGGTGAGCTGCGAGAAGTCCACGTCGTCTCGGCCCAGACCGGTGAGGAAGTTCTCCCATGATGCCTTGGCCATGCCGATGGAGCCGGAGATGGTCGTCGCGGCCTCCTTGGAGGTCGTGCCGGTGATGCCCATCTCGGACTGCACGGTGTGGATGGCCTCGACCACGTCGGCGTAGCTGTCGATGGTGAGGTCGGCGGTCTTGCCCTGCGCCGCGCGCAGCTTGTTGGCGTCCGCGATGAGTCGCTCCATCTCGGACTTCGTGCCGCCGTAGCCCAGCTTCAGGTTGTCCAGCATCGTATAGTTCTGCTTGGCAAAACCTTGGTAGGCGTTCTGGACGTCGGCCATGTCCGAGCCCATCTTGTTGACGTTGTCCGCCATGTCGCCCATCGCCGTGTTGGCGGACTCGGCGGCCTTCGCCACGTCGCCGCCGCACGAGCTCACGAGCGATGCGGCGAAGCTGGTCGCCTGGGTCATGTATTGGTTTGCGCTCATGCCGCACGTCTTGTACGCTTCCGCGGCGTATCCCTGCAGTTTGCCGGACGCGGAGCCGAAGAGCGTATCGACGCCGCCGACCAGCTGCTCGTAGTCGGCGTATGCGGATACCGCAGCGCCGCCGATTGCGGTCACCGCCGTGGTGAGCGCGCCCATGCCAGCCGCGGCGACGGTGCCCACGCCCCTGGCGACGGTGCCGAGCCCGCTCAGCAGCCCGCCCGAGCGCTTGACGCCGCCGTCCACGCCGGAGGTCATCGAGTCGCCGAATGTCTTTCCGGCCTTGGAGCCCGTGTCGCCGAACTCGGAGCAGACCGCGCCGGCGAAGCCCTTCATGGACGGCATGAGCGTGATGCATGCCGAGCCTACGCTAGTCGCCATCCCGTCCTCCTAATCCTAGAATCTCGTCGATTTCCGCCCTGTTCGCGAGGGCGTTGCGCTGGTGCCTCTTGAGCTCCGCGAGCTGCCCGGGCGTCTTGAGCGGCTGCGGCTCCTGCGGCGGCCGATGCTTCTTGTCGCTCAGCCCCCACGCGAGGCTCCTGAGCTGGTGCTCGATGCGCCAGAGCATGTACGTCTCCTCGCTCCACTTGAGCTCCGGGTACATGCGGCGCGCGCACCTCGACTCCTTGGGAAGCTGCTCCCACAGGAGGGCGGCGCGCCGGAGGTCGTCCGGTCCGCCCTCGAGCGGGAGGTCGATGCCGTAGTACTGGCGGAAGTCCGCTACGACTTCTGCGCGGTGCCCTTCGAGCTCGAGGACGAACCCTGGGAGTTTTTTGCCTTCGCCGCCTCGAATGCGGCCTGCATGAGCACGCCCGTGGACTCGACGGAGCCGCCGAGGCGCTCCATGTACTCCTCGTCACGGCCCGCGAAGACGCGCTCGAAGGCCTCGAACATCCCGCCCGGCTCGGTCTCGCTCTTGGCGAACTGCTTGTTGGTCTTGTAGCTGAGCAGCTCGTCGAGGTCTGCGGTGAACTCCCCGTCGATGCCGGTGATGGTGAACGTGAGCTCGGTCATTACTTGCCCTCCGCGGTCTCGGTGGACTGGATGTAGTCGTAGCAGGTGTTGCCGTCCTCGTCGGTGAGGTACTTGACCGTGAGGGCGCGCGCGGCGAGCTCGCCCACGGCAAGGGTGAGGTCGTCAAGCTCGGAGGACTGGGCGAGCGGCACCACCTTGCGCCAGCGGCGGCCGTCCTTGAGCACGAGCTCGAGCACGGCGGGCCACGTCTCAGTGGAGTCGCCGTTGTGCTTGACCGTGATCATGCCGGCCTCGTCCTTGACGTTGTCGGAGCCGTACATGACCTTGAGGGTCGCGGCCTTGATCTCGGCGAGCGTGAGCTGCGCGCTCTCGACGCGGGAGGTCTGCGGCGACGCCATGAGGTCGCCGTTCATGTCCTTGATGTCCTCGGAGTCGCTGTCGAGCGTCTCGACGTAGCCGTCCTCGCTGATGTAGCCGAGGCATTTCCACGCCTCGGGCAGCGCGGTCCTGTAGTCGGTCGGCAGCGCCGTTTCGGCGGGCGCGGTGAAGATGTAGCCGCCCTTTACTCCCTTGGCGCTGGAGACGTTGGCGACGTTGTTTTTGTTGCTTTCTGCCATGATTGCTCCTTATTCGCAGATGGTCAGGTTGATGTTCGTCTGGTATCTGGGAGTCCCCGTGTCGGGGTCGTCCCATCGGTAGGTGCCGTCGGGCACGGCGGAGAACACGTTCGGCTCGTCCTCGATGGCGGCGCACGCCCGCTCGACGGCCTCGGCGATCTCGCGTGCGCGCCTGCGGGTCTTCGCCCACGACGTGGCGAGCACTCGCGGGGACTGGATGAATCGTGTCGCGCTCGTGGCGGCGAGGGTGACCTGGACGAACTCATCGGGTCTCTCGCGCGGAACGTCCGGCACGCATTTGATGCCGGTCGCGTCCATGAGCCGCTTGGCGACCACCCTCTCGATGTCCATCAGTCACCTCCGAATGCCGATTGCAGTCGGTTATGCCTGCGCTCGCTCACGTTGGCGTGTTTGCTGTCCGTGTAGACGACGCGGCCCCTCGCAAGCGAGCCGCCTATGGTCGCGGTGCTGTAGCCGCTCTCGCCGTACTTCGGCGTGAACGTGGAGTTGCATGCGGCCGCGGCGGCGTTGGCCTTATCGGTGAGCATGGCCTGCACGCCCCCGCCGTTCATGACCTCGGCGTATCCGCCGCGGTTCCAGCCCTTCCACTTGATCTTGACCTCGCACTTCGCCTTAGCCATCGGTTCGGGTCACCTCGCAGGTGAGGTCCCAGGGGCCGGGCGTGTTGGCCGCGGTGTATCGCTTGGGGTCGCCGACCACCTTGTAGTCGGTGCCTCGCACCGTGACGGTCGCGTCCTTGAGGTCCACGTCCGCGCCCTTCGGGAAGCAGAGCGTGTAGGCGACCGCCACGCCGTTCGGGCGCGTCGAATCGAGGTCGGCGGTCGCGCCGGGGCAGACCACGACGTTGTCGACCGTCGTCTCGGTCACCGTCTCACCGGTAGGCTCGCCCAGCTCGTCGAACGACTGGACCGCATTGCGCACGGTCACGGTCTCGCCGGAGATGAGGCACATCATTCGGTCACCCCTCCCCTCTCCAGCGGCGTGAGCGACCCGAGCGCCTGACCGGTGAGGCCGAGGCGCCTGAGGTCGCTCTTGCCTAGGTACATCTCGCCGAGCGCCGAGCCGTAGGTCACCGATGCGGTGTAGATTCCGGCCCCCTGGCTGTACTGCGTGGCACCGGCCATCGCGGACGGTGCCGAGAGCACGCGGTTGACGAGCAGGCAGCACACGGCGGGGGCGGCGCGGTCGAACGCCGGGCACGCACCCTCGGTGTACTCGCCGATTCGGTCCTCGAATGCCGCGAGCATCAGGTCGGATGCGTCCTGCAGCAGCACCTCGGTGCGCGCCGAGTCCGCGGGCTCGCCGTAGCGGGCCTTGTAGTCGTCCACGCTGGCGAGCGCGGCCATGGCTACTCGGCCTCCATGATCCCGGCGTCGACGAGGGCCTGAACGACCTTCGCGACGGTCGGGCTGGCGCCGGGGTTGGCGACCTTCTTGGGCACGACGAGCGGCTTGCCGTCGGGCGAGACGAGCGCCACGTGCTGCGGGAGGATGCTGGACGCCTTGCCCGCGTCCTCCACGATGAATTTCTGGACTAGCTGAGCCATCTCGGTACCCCCTAGGCGCTCTTGAGGACGGCGAAGGCCTTCGGGTCGAGTACCGCGTATGCCAGGACGGCCTCGGTGCGGTAGGCGATCTGGTTGTAGCCCTTCAGGTCCTGACCGGTGTTGTCGGGGTCGCCGTACTCGATGACCTCGGCGGTGATGTCGCGGACCATGCCCCACTTGATGGCGGAGAAGTCGCCCATGATCGCGGAGACCTTGGTCGGGGTCTTGGCGAGACGGCCGTTCACGGTGCCGGACACGGAGGCGGGGATGCCGTCGAGGTTTCCCACGTTGAGGGACAGCGGCACCTCGGGGTACAGGCGCTGCCCGGTGGCGGGCACGCGCAGCTTGCGCAGCTCGGAGGCGAACTGGCGACTCATGGCGATGCCGTTGATGCCGTAGTCGAGCAGGGCGTCGGAGAGGGAGTCGATGTCGTCGACCGGGGAGTCGGTCTTGGCGACGCTGTGGACGTCCTTGTCAGCGGTCAGGGCGGTGTAGCCCGTGAGGCCGAGGCCGGTCTTGGGGTTGATGGCGTGGTAGATGATGTAGTCGAGCGCGCGGCCCGCGGCGGCGGTCTGGTCGGCGATGATGTTGGAGATGATCTCCAGCTGGTTGTCCTCGTCGGCCCACTTCAGCTCGTCGGAGACGCGCGTGGTCGTGACGATCTTGGCGCGCTTTGCGACCACGGTGTCGGTGGAGATCTCGGAGCCGGACTTCTTGCCGCCCTCGGCGACGACCTCGGCCTCTGCGGTCGGGTTGAACACGAGATAGGTCGTGTCGGCGAACTTCTGCGGCGTGCTGGGGCTCAGCGTGGCGATGGTGGAGGTGTCCTTCACCTTGCCGATGATGGTGGAGACCACGCTGGACGGCAGCTTGATTTTCTGGGTGTCGTTTGCAGCCATTTCTGTGCCTTTCTTCGGGTTTGGCTTACTTCAGGAGGCGCTTGGCGAAGTCTCGCAGCGCCTCGTCCCCGCCCTTGCCGCCCTTGTCGAAGCTGCCGGGCTTCTCCACTCGCGGCGCGGGCTTTGTCTTGAAGGCGGCGAGCATCTTGTCGCACCATGCGGCCATGCTCTCCTCGTCCTCGCCGACGATGAGCTCGGCGGGGACTCCCTTCTCCTGCGCGACCTTGGCGGCGATCTTGGCTCGCGCCTCGGCCTTCTCCTTGGCGTCGAGTCGCTTCTCGAGCTCCGCGACCTTCTCGTCGGCGGTCTTCTTCGCCTGGTTGGCCTCGTCGAGTGCGCTTGCCGCGCCCTTGTTGGCCTTGGCCTGCTTCTCCCACTTGCGGGAGTGCGCCTTCTCGGCCTCGTAGAGCGCCTTGTAGTCGGGCTCCTCGCCCCCGGTCGGCTCCGTACCGCCCGAGGGCTCCGTGTTGGTCTCTTCTGCCATGTCGCGTCCTTTCCCGGACCGTGCGGCCCGTCGGGCCAGCCGTGCGGCCGAACCCCTTAGATGTGCGTTTCGGGGCCGTGCGGCCCCTGTCCCGGGAAGTGTCCGACAGGCGTGAGATTTGGCCTGTTTGGCGTTTTTCGGCATGAAAAAAGCCGCCCGTGGGCGGCCATGCGGTAAGATGGGATTGGGCGGAAGCTGTTTGACTCACCTATTGAGACATGCAGCTCCCGCCTATTTTTTTATCGTTTGGAGCGACCCGTCGTGCCCCAGCATCCTCACTTCGGCGATTCCGTACCTCTTCATGTACTTGCGTATCCATGCTTCGGCTTGGCTGTCGGTGACAGACTTGTTCTCGCTGACGTCGAAGACGGCGAACCGCACTCCGCTCTTGTTGGCCACGGACTTCATGTGCGACTTGAACGTGTTCTCCGATTTCGACGTGTACACGGTCTTGATTTCGATGCCCGTGGACAGGTCGGCGCGGCTTACGGTCGTTTTTCCCTGTGCGTTCTCACTCTTCAGGTGCACCTCGTCTTCCCAGAACTCAGTCTTGTAGCCCAGTGCCGCCAGCTTCTCTGCGGTTCTCCTCTCTCCGGGGTCTACCCTCCACCTCTTTACCTTGTCGCGCCTCACCGCATCGTCCGTGAACGTTATGCCCTTATGCTCGCCGCCCGCGTACCAAGACGGGTCGCGTAACTCTATCTCGGATGCGACGCGGTTGTTGAGGTAGGCGGTGTACGCCTTCCCCTCCTTGTTGCCGTGGCGCCTCACGAGCGCTTCGCGCTCGTCCTCCGGCATTGCGTACCAGTCGGAGGCGATGCCGTCGCGGCCTCCGAGCGCGGCCAGGCAGTCGTTATACCTCTCGTACATCCCGTCAGGGTCGTATCCCTTGACTGTAGTCACCCCGTCGAAGCCGGGAACGATTCGGCAGTCGCAGTGCGCGTGCGAGTGTTCGGCCGCCTCCTCGGTCTTGGCGTAGAAGCCGAACGACGCGAGCATGAGGCAGAACCCGCACGTCTCGCCACGGGGAACGCGGGCGTACCACGGCTTTGCCGGGTCTTTGCGCGCGTTGTGGGCGACGCACCTGTTGGCGGCGCGCCTGATCTCCTCGTCGACCCTCGTGACGCACCGCGAGACGAACACCTCGGGGGCGCCCTCGACGACCTTGCCGATGAAATATCTAACCGCGCCGAGCGTGGCGTCCGGGTCTCGCATGGACTCGGCGACCGCCCGATACTTCCCGGGGAAGCCCTGCGACGCCCTGACCGCGTCGTAGTATTCGGCCGCCCTGGCGGCGGCGCACGTGTCGGCGTAGTACCCGAGCACCGCCTCGATCGTCTCGTAGGCCCTCTCGCGGAGAGCGGCGACATCGCCGCCACCGCCGCGCTCCCAGCTCGACAGCAGGGACTCGAGCGCCGGCCTCACCTTCGCTTGGGCGTCTGCCGACAGCGCGTTCACCTCATCGGTCAGCTCGTCCAGCAGGCTAGTCGGCACCGCCGCCATTCTCGCCCTCCTTCGGCTCGAACAGCGACGCGATAGCCGCGCTCGCCTGCGCCTTCTTGGCATCCGACTCGATGCGCTGGATCTGCTCGTCCGTGTAGTCGAGCATCTCGTAGGCCACCGTGGAGTTGGCGAGCTTCGGGAGCGCCTGCACCTGCTTGAGCAGCGCGTCGGACAGGCTCACCGTGGACGGGTACGCCGGGGACAGGAATCGCGGGTTTATCTCGTGGCCCGCGTCGCGCTCGGTGGCGAAATCGGTGCCGTTCGCCACGGCGAGCGCCATGTAGGCCACGTTGCGCAGCGCCGTGCCGTTGTCGCGGTTGAGGTTCTTGGCGTCGATGACCAAGGGCTCCAGGGACGCGGCGATAGCGTCCGAGGAGGACGGGTTGTCGTTGGACACGCCGAAGAAGCTCACCGGCACGTTGGTCACGGCCGACATCTGGCAGGCGAGCTGGCGCAGGTACTCCGTGAGCGGGGCCATCTGCAGCTGAGCGGACTGCCAGACCGTGGGCTTGTCGCCGTCGGGGTCTTTGGTGATCTCGTTGACAGCGCCCATGCTCGCGTCGTACTTGTTGCCATCGTTGAGCATCTTCTTGTAGGTTCCCAGAAGCCACGTCTGCGGCAGGGTCGCGGCCTCGGCGGCGACCTCCATGCGGGCGCGCTGTCGGATGGCGTCGTCGGTGATGCTCATCACGGAGCGGCTGATGCGCGAGGTGCCGAAGGGGCGCTCGAGAGTCGCGCCGTGTGCCATCGGCTCCATGAGGCAGCGCCCCATCGAGTGCTCGCGGTACTCGGCTACCCACGAGCCGCCGTCGCGCGTGAGCACCACGAGGCTGTCGTCGGTGAGCAGGTGCACCACGGTCGGCACGCGCTCGGTGTCGCCGGGCATCTTCTTGGACTCAGCCACGACGAGGCCCGCCCTGATGGCCTTGCGAGCGTCGTCCCAGAGCGCCGCCGCCGCGGTGGCGGGGTAAGCCGAGATGACCGGGTAGCCGCCGCCGTCCGTCACGGTCCAGAAACCGCAGCAGTGCTTCAGCTCGCCGATGAGGTTCTTGCGGTAGAGGCGCTCCAGCTGGTTCGACTCGCAGATGGCGCGGAGGGCCTTGCTCGTCTGCTCGTCCGCGCACGTGTAACCGTTGAAGATGGAGCGGTCGGCGAGTGCGTGCACGGCCTTGCGGGGCCAGTCCACGCGCGGGTTGATCTTCTTGGCGAGGCTCGCCGGCATGGCGATGCCGAGGTCCTTCACCGACACGTGCCCGAGGTAGTAGTCCTCGCGCTCGAGGTTGCTGGCTCGATGCTCGCGCCAGACGGTCATGAGCTCGCGGACGAGCGCCGCGTCGCCCGGCTCCAAGCCTGCGGCGGATGCTACCTGCCCCGCCAGTTCCATGTTCACTGCTGCCATCAGAAGCTGGCCTCCTGTTCCCTTCGCGGGTCTCGTTTCGTGGTTCTCGCCGCCCAGAGGGCGAGCGATGCGGACTCGATGGGGGCGGCGATGGAGTCGGGGCCGTCCGCGAAGCCCCATCCGTCCCTGCCTATGTCGCGCTTGAGCGACTTGCGCGCCGAGTCGTCGAGCGCCGGCGACTCGATGTGAGACAGCGTGCCCGAGTCGACCTCGTCCTTGAGCATCGACGCCGCAGCCTGCACGATTGCGGGCGTGCCCATCACGAGCGCGCACTTGCTGAAGCCGCCGTCGAGCATCCGCCGCTTGAGCGCGTCCGCTCCGGACTTGCCGTCGATGCAGGCGCACGCGATCTCATCTCGGTTGCGCAGGAGCATGTCCGAGATCGCGACCGTTCCGCCCGAAGCGCCCATCACGTCGTACAGCTCGACGTAGGACGGTCCGTCCCTGTCGGCGAGCGCCCAGGACACCGCGGCGTTGGAGCCGTCCGCGGAGAACTTCACGCCGAACGCGAGCTTTCCGCCAGTGGGCGCTGAGTCGCGTCGGCACCCGTCCCACTTCTTGGAGGACAGGGCGTAGAGGAGCGAGCCTCCCGTCTTCGCCCACCACCCGAGGCGCTCGCGCGCGAACACGTCGGGCTGCATCTGCTCGGACTCGCCCTTGACGGCCTCGTAGTTGAGCACGGTGCCCATGGACGGGTTGTACTCGTACCAGCGGGACTCGTCGTGGACGTCGCCTATCTCGTCCGCGCCCCACTCGATCCACGCCATCTCGGACTCTCCGTCGTGCACGTCGTCGTGGAGGTCGCGGAACACCGTGCCGACGTTGTCGGGGCCTGGCGGCGTTCCGAGGTAGATGGTCTGCGGGTTGTGCATCGCGCTCGCCGAGATGGCAGGCAGGGACGCCGCCTGCTGCGTGTCCGTGAGCTCCTGCGCCTCGTCGTAGATGAGCACGTCGTAGGTCTTGCCTCGCGCCAGCGAGTTGGTGCGGGTGGTGAAGCGGATGAGTCCGCCGTTCTTGAGGCTGATGGCCTGCTGCCCGTTCGTCTTGCGCACGGCGAGCAGGAGGTCGTGCAGCTCGGTCTCGTCCTCGTCCTCGAATGGCTGGGACAGCTCCTTGAACATCTGGTCGGATGTGTCGCCGTGCTGGCAGGTGTACAGGATCTTCTCGCCGTTGAGCGCGCCGTAGAAGCACCTTGCTCGCACGACCCAGCTCTTTCCGTTCTGGCGCGGGATGGAGATGCCAAGCGTGCGCAGCAGGTACTTGTCGCGCGCGTCGCGGGCCAGCATCGCGTCGAGCAGGTGCGGCTGCCACGGGAGCGGGTCGCCGAAGTAGGCGGTCGCGAGCTCGCAGGCCATCCCGCCGTCGCCGCTGAGGTCCTCCGGGACGTTCGCCTCGTATGTCGGCGTCTGCCTGGGCTCCATCAGGCGCCCGCCGCCTTGGCCTTGCGCTCGCGGTCGGCGAACATCAGGCTCAGCACCCTAGCGCCGTCGCTCTGCGGACGCGCCTGCTGCACCTGGATGGGCACCGCCTTGCGCGACAGCCCGAGCAGCTCGTTGAGCGCGCGTATCTCGGCGGTCGCCTGCTTGAGCACGGACACGGCGGGGTGCGGGCGCTCCATGATGGCGTGCCTGCCGTTCTTCGCCTTGACGGGCTTGTAGCCGACGGGGTCGAGCACCTTCACGGACTTGCCCTTGCTCATGGCATCCTCCGCGGCCTTCGCCACGGCGTGCCAGTAGCACAGCAGCGCGAGGTTCGGCGCGTCCTCGTCGGAGAAGCGCCCCGATGCGGTGACGCTCGCCCAGATCTGCGATTGATAGTCGTCGGATGCGACCGATTCCGGCATCTCCGGCATCCCGGCCTCCTTTCTCGTGCCCGCATTGTGCGATGCGGGTGAGATTCGCGGCCTACCCCCGCCCTGGGGTCATGGGGCGGGGGGAAATCGGCACTGGCAGCGATGGGTGTCCGTGCACCCCCGGGGAGGGGGCAATGCCCCCGCCATCGGCGGCTCAGCGCCCCAAAAAGCAGTGAGGCGCAGCCGAGCAAACGACCGCGCCTCCAGTTAGGCTTTTCAGCCCCGCCTATTCAGTTGTCTCAAGCACTCAGAACAGCCTCGTGCGCCTTATCTCGACGGGCCTCGCGTCGCCCGGCATGTGCTTGCCCTTCCTCTGGTTGCAGATGCGGTGCGCCGCGTCGAGGTTCGCGTAGTCCAGCACCGCGCCGCCCCTCGCCCTCGGCACCACGTGGTCGGCCTCGAAGCTCCACGGCGTGCCGGGCGGCAGGCTGTAGTCTATGGGCTGTCCGCATATGTGGCACGGCCTGCCCTCGGCGCGGAGCCTCGCCTTGAGCTTGCGCTCGGCGTTGCCGTTGGAGCTCCACGTCATGCCAGGCGCTTCCTCGCGAGGTAGTCCTTCTTCACCGACAGGGTCGGGGTCTCGTCGGTGCTTCCTATCTTGATGGTGAGCGTTATGGGCGGCAGCACGAACCTCTCGTCGATGTCCCCCGCCACGTCTTCCGCCATGGACTCCAGCAGGGCCGCGGCGTCGCGGAGCTGCCGCGCCACCCTCTCGCCGGCGCTCATGCGACCAGCCCCGCGAGCACCCGCCAGCACCACACGACGGCGGCGGCGCACAGCAGCACGAGCGCGGCCATGATGAGGCACCCGATGAGCTTGCCGATTAGCCTTCCGATCTCGTCCATTCAAACCTCCAATCTCACCCGCACGCCATGCGCACGAGAACGGTCAGAACCACGGCGAGCGCCCATGCGGACCTCGCCGCCCACGCCAGCAGCGCGGTGAGCGCCGCCAGCGGCATCAGCCACAGAACATGGCGCACGCTTCCTTCTGCATGTCCCTCATGTGGTCCGCTATCCACGGGAGCGCCCAGTAGGCGACGTCGCCCGGCTCCGCGTCCGCCCCGTCGAACTTCCCCCGGAAGGCGTCGTCGAACTCTATCTCGCAGATGCCGTAGTCGCAGCAGCACTCGTACATCTTGGTGCACTCGGCGCAAGTGGGCTTGCCCTCGCCGAAGTGCCTGTCGATTGCCGCGTCGGTGCATCCGTCCGGGAGGTTGTAGCCCGGATCACAGCTTGCCCCCAAGGCGGATCACCTCCTCGCGGTACAACTCGTACCGTTCGATGAACCTGTGCGGGTTCTCCGCGATGACGTCGAGAACCTCGGCGAGCGTCATCTTGCCGAGGGGGCGCTCATCGTCCGTGAGCTCGCTGTCCGGCACGTCGATGATGTGGCGCTCAATGATCTCGAATTTCATTTTGTCTCCTGACTTGCAAGTGCTTTGGGCCTCACGATGTCGCGCGGGTCTTCGCCCATCGCATTCGCCAGATTGAGCAGCAGGTTCATCTTCACTTCCCTGCCGCCGCGGATGACGTGGCTCAGGCTGCTGAGGTTCACCCCGGCGGCGCGCGCCAGCTGCTTCAGCGGGACGTGGTTGTCGATGCGCCAATGGGCGATCTTGTCGGCGTCCAGAACGTACTCGGTCGCCATCACCTGCACCTCCCCTCGCGCTTGAGCGTCTCCACGTTGCGGCGGGACCTCTTGAGCGCGCGAATCCGGGCGCGCCTCCATTTCGGGTCGAACTTCTTGCAGAGCGCCCTCGCCTCGCGCCTCATGCCGCGCAGCACGGGCACGAGGGCCTCGTTGAAGCTCGCCACCGCGTTGGCCATGATGGCGGCCGCGGCCCTCGCGGCGGGGCCATCCGGTCTCCACAGGTCGACGGACGGCGACGGCGCCGGCCTCATCTCGTCAGCCATGCCGCACCTTCCTCCCGCACCCCGGGCAATAGTTCCAGACGCCGCTCACGCGGTAGTGCTCCTCGTCCTCGACCTTGCAGCCGCAGACCGAGCACAGGAAGCCGTTGTCGCACGAGTCCTGGACGCTCCCGTCGTAGACGTTCTCGCACTCGCCGCGGTCGATGAGGTCGGCGAGATAGTCGAATACGTTGCCCTCCGTATAGCCGACGCACTCGAGCACGCGCTCGAAGGTGTCGAATATGAACGGCTCGAGGACGGTCCTCGGCAGGCTGCCGAAGAAGCCCCTCGACCCGCGCAGGCTCGCCGCCGCCTCGCGGCGCTGCTCGTCGCTAATCATCAGTCAAATCCTCCCCACACCACGGGCAATACCGTGGGACAGTCTCGAACTCGGTCCAGCTCGTGATGTACGTGTCGTCGTGTTCGTAATGCACGACGCCGAAGACGAGGTCGCACCTAGGGCAATGGACGGCGTCGACGGGGTCGACGTCACCTAACGCGACCACCTCGTTGGTGTACACCAACTTGCGCGGCTTCCACTTCTGGTGCGACGGGGTCGCGCCGCACGTTGGACAATCGACCGGCCTTGCGAACTTAATACGCTTCATCTTCCACCACCACCGCCCCGCAGACCGGGCATGAGTACCAGTCGACTGGGAACGCCTCGGAGGTCACGACGAGCACACCGTCCGGCCTGTCGCCGGGCACCAGCACGCGGCACCCGCACTCTGAGCACTTGAATGATTCCTTGGTGTAGTCGGCGACGTTGTGACATGTCGGACGGTCGATTAGGTCTGCAAGGGCCGCGTACGTCTCGTTCTCAACCTCGTGAATGAACTTGCCGCCAACCTCGACGCCGATTGAGTTTGCAATCACGTCGAGTGAATCAACGTGGCGGTATGCCCCGGTCGATGCTTCGCGCAACTCAGCCACCGCTCGCTTGCGCTCCTCGTCGTTAATCATCGTCTCCCCCTTCCGGGTCAATGAGATCAGCGAGCTTATCGAGGACAACGTCGAAGTCATGGTAGTCCTCGAAGCCGACCACCACCTCGGCAAGCTCGTCGAAGAACTGCTCCTTGTACTGGATGGAGTGGCCGATGGTCAGGTGTCGCAGGTTCTCAGCCATCTCGCGTCGCTCTTCGCTAGTGAATGTCATCGAAACCAGCTCCAAACATACAGTCGTAGCCGCACTCCCAGGTCTCTCCGTCGCGGCTCATGGTCGCCCCGTACCTCGGAGTGTCGCCGTTATCGTCGCCCCAGAAGTTGAAGTGCCATCCCAAGAAGTCGAACTCCTTGTCGTACTTGTCGGCGGCGTACCTCGTGTCACCGTACTCCTCGCAATCGTCCCACCCGAACTTGCGGGAAAGGTCATCGAACGTGTATATGGCCGGCTTGTCCTCGCCGTCCTCCCACTCGTAGACCTCCGGCCATCCCTGCTTGTAGCACCCGACGCGGACGCTGCCGTCGCCCATGACTCCATGGTGCGAGAACTCGAACCACTCGAATCCGTCATGGTGCTTCATGATGTTCGCGTACACGCGGAGTCCAGTAGGCAGGGAGGCCTCGTCGGTGTCGTATACGCCTACGTCCTCCTTGTCGGTTCTGCGCTCGCCGTTGAGGTACACGAACGCGCCGTAGTCGCTGTATGCCATAGCTAGACCTCCTTCGCCCCCATCTCGCGACGCTCTTTATCGGTAATCATTCGCCCTCCTTGGATATGGCCAGCGCCACGTATTTCTGGGCGAGGCCCTCGAAACCGTCGAGGATGTAGTCGATTCGGTAGACTTCACCGTTGAGCGGATGCCTGGCTGCTTCCCCGACGGCGTAGCCTTCGTTCGTGACAACGTCGAATACGATCTCATCGCCGACCTTGTAACCCCGGTCGTTCTTGCGAATCTCGAACGTCTTGGTGCCGTTCAGGACGGCGTCTGCGTATTGCTCTTGAATCTTGAGCCTGTGCGTCGCCATCAGTCTTCACCCCTCAGCTTGCGGATGCGGGATACGATGTCCTCAATCACTTTCGGAGAGCAACCAGTTGTTATATTGCCGAGAGAACAACTTTGACAGGTTCCATCCTTGCTGAAGTACGTGCAAGCGGTGCCTTCTGCGACGCATTTGTCCAAGTCCTCTTCCAGCTTCTCCCAGCTGTCGGGTTCGGTGAGGTACATGAGCTCGGCGTCGAGTTTCCTGCCCGCGTCCGTGACCGCGCGCCAGCAGTTCCCCCACTCTTTCTCGAGGTCGGAATCGACCGTGTACACCCAGTACACGATGTTTCGGGCCGTGCCGCCGCTGCCGTACAGCACCTTGGTATCCAGCGGAATCTCTCGACCGTCGGCATCCTTTGGCAGTTGAATCATCATTCCTCCTTATCTGGCGTTATACGCCCTCCATCCCGATCTGCTCGCACCACTGGTTGGCCATCGCCTTTGCGATGCCCGGGAACGTGCGGCTGCGAACCTTGGCGCGTTCGTGTGGCGGCAGATGCCAGGCGTCCGCGTACCATGCCGGCATGGAGTTGCCTGACTTGAAGACCTTGCGCGGCTCAGGCTCGACCTCATCAGTCGGCTTGAGCGGCTCGAGCCCCTTCAGCCACAGGCACGTCTTCTTTTCGAACGGGTCGCCGAACATGTACGGCTGCACGATTTGGTCCGGTTTGCGCCATCTTGTGCTCATACAGCCGACGGGGTTCTCGATTGCGACGTGCGGCGCATCGCACTTGGCGAACGCCATGAAGAACTCGACGGCGGCCTCACGGTTAGTCTTGCGCTCGCGCGCTCTGTCGCCGTACTTCCCCTCGTCGAACCAGCGGTTGCCGGTGACGGTGAGATACGTGCATGGCGGGTGCGCGATCACTAGGTCCCACCTGAGCTTGAGCATCTGGAGAGCGTCGACGTTGAGGTGCATGAGGTCGTGACCCCCCCCCGCTTCCTCAAGGTCGCAGCTGTAAGCCTCGTGCCCCATCTTCCGGAACTCAAGCGCCACGCGCTGCGACTCCTCGCAGGCGATAAGAACTCGCATCTACGCCACCATCTTCCTGACGACGGCCACGTCGTACATGCCCTCGAGGTAGCCGACGGCCCTCGCCGCGGCCATGTCTTGCTCGCGGCCGAGCTCATCCCATCCGCTCATCGCGCCTCCCAGTAGTTGCACCTGGCGAGCCCCTGCGTGCGGTGCACGAACTCCGGGCGCCGCACGCACTCGTACTCCGTGCGCTCCATGCCGTGGACGGTGCGCAGCACCGTCGCGCAGCAGTGCAGGCAGTTCTCGCAGCGCTCCTCCCGGAGCCCGTCCGCGTAGATGTCCGGCCTCTCGTCTCCCGTCATCTGCATCCCCTCTTCCCGTACCTTCCGTCGTTCACCATGTTCCTTACGTGGCGCCGCATGTCCTGCGCCGCCTGGTCTCCCTCGGGCGGCAGCTTCCGCCCGCTCGCGCACTCGACGCAGTGGACGCGCCAGCCGCCGCGGTAGCGCTCGAAGTGCCCGAACCCGGGAGGCGTCCATTTGCCGCACTCGCGGCAGTAGCCGCCGTACACGTTCCTAGCCATACCCCTGCTCCTTCCTGTACTTGCCGCCCATCACCGGCACCTCCCGATGCTCTTCAGGTACAGGTTGTTGCGGCGCGAGCGGGCGAGTGCGCGACGGCGGCGGCGCTGCCACTTCGGGTCGAGCGCCTTCGCGAACTTCCTCATGAGACGGCGGGCGTCTCGGAACACGCGGGAGATGCTCTCCCACAGCATCTCGGCGACGGCCTTCGCGGCATCGCCGATTGCCTCCAGCAACCGCGTCGCCGCCCAGCTAAGCGTCCCGGGGTATGGCGTCTCGGACGTCTCGCCGGTCTTCTTCTCGTCGGTCATCGGTATTCCTTCCATTCGGTTCCTTTTCGCATTCATAGACATCGCGGGCCATTGATTCCGCGAGCGCGCGCATGTCGGTCACCTCGGCGCACTCCGCGCCGAAGAACATGCCCAGCTCGCCCCTCTTGTGCCTGTCGCACCGGTAGGCGCGGCAGATCTCGGGCCTCGCGGCGTAGACCGCGCACTCGCGCCCGCCCGTGAGGTACGGGCACAGCAGGTCGTACTCAGCCCTGGGCTCGGCGGGCACGATTCCGTTCCGGCGCACGTACGCCTCGAGGCGCACCCGGTCGAACGGGCTCACGGGCAGGAAGCGCGAGCAGCACTCGCCGCAGCCCCTGCAGTCGCCCGTGTAGAGGTCGGTCACGTCGTCGCTCTGGAGCCCGGCATGGATGGCCGCGGCGACGGCCTTCTCGTCATTCATCGGCCTGCCCTGCCGCTCATGTCGGGCACGGCGGCCTCTACTCGGCACATCTGGCCACCTTCTTGTCGTAGATCTTCTTGAGGTCCCGGCGCATGAACCGGATGAACTCCTCCTCGCCGACGTCGTCCGCCAGCGCCACATATCGCATCGCATCGTGGCACCATTCGTCGAAGTCGAGCAGCCTTCCGCTGAACGCGCTCTTGACGTCCGTGACCTCGGCATAGGTGAAGCGGGTCAGCATCTCCTCGCGCATGACCTTGTCGGCCAGCGCCTCGATGGGTGCCTTGTCGCGGTTGATGATGCGTCTGTAGCCGTTGGCCCTCTTTGTCATGGCGTCGAGCTGCTTGGCCAGCTTGTTGTTCTCGGCCGCGAGGCGCTCGTTGCGGCGCTGCTCGTAGTCCAGCTCGGCGAGCACGTACTGCTCGCAGTTGGTGATCTCCATCGTCATTTCACCTCTCGGATGATCTCGTTTCCGTAACGGTCGGTGATGGCCCAGTAGCCGAACATGTAGAGGTCGGGGCTGTGCGGCGGGTACTCCCTGAGCAGCGTGCCGGACCACCATGCCTCCTCGGCCGCCCCGGTGCGCCAGACCCACTCGGCCCTGAGGCCGCCGTCGTGGAACTTCCCGTGGCACCCGGTCGTGCCGGAGCCGCACAGGGCGAACAGCGGGCTGCGCAGCTCCCACACCCCGTTTGGCGTGACGAGCCTGAACGTCTTTCCCCACGACCTGCGGGCGACGTGGTGGCAGTTGGAGGCGCGCCTGCCGCACACCGCGCACCGGGCCTGCGTCGGCTCGTATGCCGTGCCGTGCGTGTACCTCGTCCCGAGGTGGGGCTTGCCGTACAGCTCGGCGCGCTCCTTCGGCCATCCCCTCAGCAGGCCCGCGTCGAGGATCATGAGAGCCTCCTCTCGCACGCGGCGCGGGCGGCCAGCAGCCTCTGCGCGTCCTGGTACAGCCCGAACCGGTCCCTGCTCGCGGTCGTGCCCCGCGGGGCCTCGACCTTGGCCGGGTCGATGCCCGGGTGCTCGGACGCCCACCTTCGCTCCTGCTCGGCCAGCGCCTCCTCGGGCGTCCTGGTCGGCCTGAACGTCGCGGCCTCGACCTCCGAGGCGGTGGGCTTGCCGCGGCTGCGGGCCTCGGCGTCGAGCTCGCGCTGGCGGCGGTGCCACTGCCGGGCCTGCGGCTGCCAGTCCGAGATCGGCATGCCGTTCGACTTGCGCCAGCCCTGCGACGCGTAGAAGTCGAAGAACGCCTGCGGGTCGCCGTTCAGGCAGTTGGCACCGAAGTACGCGGCGACCTCCTCGGCGGTAGGCGGCTCGAAGCCCTCGGGCGCGGCGCACGCGTCCGCACTGCCCTGCACTGGGATGGCCTGGCTTGGTATGGACTGGTATGGATTGGTATATAAGGAGGGGTTTTCAGGTTCCGAAACCCCCGTTTCGGTAGTTTCCGAAACCCCGAAACCCCCGTTTCCGTTTTCCGAAACCCCCGTTTCCGAGGTTTCCGTATCCTCCGAAACCCCCGTTTCGCCCTTGGAGTCCTTGCGCGGCCTGCCGCCCTTGTTCTTGTTGCGGGCGGCGAGGCTGTTGTCGATGTCCTCGCGGAGGCTCTCGAACACTGCGCTGAGCGCCCAGTCGGCGAACTCCGGCTCTACGCCGTTGGTGCCGTACTGGATGATGGCCCAGCACAGCTCCCCGCGCGGCCCCTCCGGCACGCGCTCGAGGGCGGCGGTGAGCTTCGGGAACCACGTGAACTTGCTTGCCATCAGAACCACCCCCAGAGAAGCGAAGAGAAGAACAGGAAACCCGCGGAGAAGGAGGCGGCGAACAGGGCCGCCTCCCAGTGGTCGCGGATGATGTCGGGTACGCGCCCCATCAGAACGGGATGTCCTCGTCGTACACGTCCAGCTGCTGCTGGGCGGGTGCCGGCTGCGGCGCTGCCTGCTGCGGTGCCGGTTGCGGCGCTGCCTGCGGGGCCTGCTGGTAGGCCTGCTGGGCGCTCCACTGCGGCGCGGGCTGCTGGGGCGCCGGCTGCGGGACATACGCCTGCGGGGCGGTCTGCGGCGCCTGCTGCGGCGCGTACTGCTGCTGGTATCCCTGCGGCGCGTACTGTTGCGGGGCCTGCTGGCCGTTGGGGTTCAGACTCATGAGGACGACCTCGTCGGGGATGATCTCGACCTTCGAGCGCCTGCCGCCCCCGTTCTTGTCCTCCCAGGAGCTGTAGCGCAGCTTCCCCTCGATGGCGACCTTCATGCCCTTGTGCAGGATGCGCGAGAGCGCCTCGGCGCGGTTGCCGAACATGGTGCAGTCGATGAAGTTGGGGTAGTCCTCCCACTCCCCCGTCTGCTGGTTGCGGCGGCGGTCGTTGACGGCCACGCCGAAGCCCAGCACCTGCGTGCCGCCCGGCGTGACGCGTAGCTCGGGGTCTCGGGTCAGATTGCCCGACACCACCACTCTGTTGATGCTCATCTGTATGTCTCCTCTCCGCCGCTCGTCCATGTCCTCTGGATGTCGGCGTCTACGGTCTTGATTCGCAGCTTCAGCGCCATGATTGCCTCGCTCGATGCCTTGTAGAGGGCTTCGGCGCAGTCGCGCAGCTGCTTCTTCTCGGCTATCTCCTCGCGCCCCCGGCACAGGTCGCCGATGATGGTCACCGGCGTGCCCTTGGAGCGCTCCTCGAGGATGGCGATGCGCAGGGCCTTGCGGTAGTCGGCCTCGTTCTCGGCGTACTGCTGGCCCGTCCGCCTGAGCGTGTCCAGCTCCGCCATGAGGCGCTCGAACAGCTCCTCGCGCTGCGCGTACATGTCCTGCATGGCCTACAGGACGCGCCACGTCGGCGTGGCGCAGCAGCCGGGGTGCTTCTTGAACTCCTCGTACTGCTCTTTCGACTCGAAGGTGTAGGCCGTGCCGCAGGCCTTGCACTTCGCCGTGAACCCGCCGCTCTCGGGCGGCTCCTTCTCGGGCTTGTCCGAGAGCGCGTCCGGATCGCTCTGCCCGTCGATGGCGAACAGCCCGCAGAGCGCGTACTTGCGCGCGTAGCTCGACGCCATCCCGGTCACCTGCGCGTCGTCGGAGCCGCTCTTGTGCTCCGCCTCGCGGGCGTAGGCCTTGAACTCCCTCGTATCGCCGTGCCCGTCCTCGAAGAACAGCGTGCACGTCGCCTCGACGTAGTAGCGGTCGCCCACCTTGCAGATGCCGTCCTGGAGCGTGAACGCCACGCCAGCCTCCTTGCAGGGCTCCTTGAGCGCGGCGACGATGTCCTCGAACGAGCGGTAGCTGAACTTCCCGAATGCGTTGTAGCGCGCCTTGGGGACTGTCACGGAGCGCTGCACCTTGGCTATCGCCTGGGAGAGCGTCATCTCCTCGTCGGCCATCTAGCACACCCCCTTGCACTTGATGGTGCCGGTGATGCCACGCTCGCGCAGCGCCGCGGCGAGCAGCTCCATCTGCGAGCGGGTCGCGGACGGGATCTCGACCGTCCACGCGCAGTGCAGCTCGGGGCGCGCCGCGGCGGCGGGTTCCGCCTGGCGCCTCGTCGCGGGACGCGGCGCGGGCTCGGGCTCAACCGCCTCGCGCATGGCGGCGATGCGGGCGTCCTCCTCGTCGGCGGCGCGGGCGGCGTTGAGCGCCGAGCCAAGGTCGAGCGTGCGGAACAGCTCGCGCTCGGCGACCTCGTAGTGGGCCATGGAGTCGCGCTGGGCCTTGAGCGTGTCCCAGTCGCGCGCGACGGCTGAGACCTTGTCCTCGAGGGCCTTCTTGGCCCTCGCCTCGCCGAACGACTTGTTGAGCCATCTGTCGTCGTGCAGGCGCTCGTAGGGCACGACCGGCGAGAGGAGCTCCGCGAACTCCCTGTAGTGGGCCTCGAGTGCGGCCCTCGCGCGCGCCCTGCGCCTCTCCTCCGCCTCGTCGAGCTGCGCCTTGATGCCGTCCGACGCGCCGTCGATGATGGACGTGATCTCCTTGCAGCGCTTCTCGAAGGCGGCGAGCGGCTTGTTGTACTCGCGCTTCACGGCCTTTCGGCGCTCCTCTATCTCGGACTTGAGCCCGTTGAGGTAGGAGCGGTCGTGCTTCGCCTCCTTGATGGAGTCGTCCTTGGTCAAGTCGTACTTGGCGCCCTCGTAGTCCGCGACCTTCGCGCGGACGTGGGCCTCCAGCGCGTCGAAGTTGGCGCTGATGACGGACGGCGAGTACGTGACGACGAGGTCGGACGCCCCCTGCTCCTCGATGACCTCGGCGACGACCTCCTCGGCCCCGTTCTTCTCGGACATTACCTGACCTCCTCGTTGAGCATCCGGTTGTACTTCCTCTCGGTTATCGCCTCGTCGATGACGGCAGCGTGCCCGACGATCCACTTGGACAGCCTCTCGCGCGCGTCCAAGAACCTGTCGAACGCCTCGTCGGACTTGGTTATGCCATAGATGGTGAACATCGCCTGCTCCTCCGTGGCGAGCTCGGCCAGCTCGGCAAGCATCCCCTTGTAGTCCTCCATCACTCGGTCACCCCCCCGTCGTGGCTAACGAACAGGATCTGCGGCTGCTTGCTCTGGATGGACAGCCAGACCTCCTCGCCGCTCTTGCGGATGGCGTCGAACGCCGCGCTGTCCTCCGTGTCGACCTCGAACTGAAGGACGGCGACGCCGCCCTTCACGGTGGCCTGCTTGAACTTGGCCTCGATCTCCACCGGTATGTTTGTGCTCTCCATTGCTATTCCTCCCTGCCTACGCCCGCGAGCATCGCCGCGAACGTCTCCAATGTCATGGTCACGAACTGCTCGCCGGGGATGGCGGTCCCGCGGCGCTTCCAGACGACCACGCCGTAGTCGGCCCCGCGGTTCCTGCGCTCGACCTCGGCCTCGCGCAGCCACTTGGGCAGCTCGTGCCTTCCCTGGTAGTCCTTGCACTCGATTGCGATGCCCCGCCCGGCCATCGACACGCCGCGGATGTCGCCCGTGTCCTTGGAACCGGTCTTGACCTGCCTGTCGATGTCGGCCCCCAGCCTCCCGGCCAGGTAGTCGGCGACCAGGCGCTCGAACCTCGTGCCCGCGTCCATGGCGGTCCTCCTGCTCCTACTCATCGACGAACCCGTCGCTCTTGGAGCGGTGCTTGTTGAATGCGTGCCTCAGGTGCGGGTAGCGCGCCTCCATGATGCGGGCGAGGCTCGGCGCGAGGCCGTTCTTCACGCCGACGTGCAGCTTGTTGCGCACCATGTGGATGAGGTAGTTGATCGAGACGTAGCCCTTGCAGTTGAGGCGGGTGGCCTGCTCGACCATGAAGTCCCACGCCCGCGGGTGCTCGCTTATCCATGTGCGCGCCTCGGCCATGTCCTGCTCGCCGTCCGCGCCGAGGCCGAATATCTCGAGCTGGTTGCTCATCGGCTTCTGGCGGTATCTCTCGTCGTTACGCATTGACGGCCCCCACAGCGCATGCGGCCTTGGCAGCCTGGACCGCGCCGTCCATCGTCGGGAGGACGAAGACGGTCAGGATCGCCGCGAACAGGATCGCGGCGGCGATGAAGCCGACCATGGCCCCCGCCCTGAACGCATCGGAGTCGAGCTGCTCGCGGACGGTCGGTCGGTATGACTTGGGTGCTATGATGGTCTGAGCCTCATGTCTGGGGCTGTTTCGGCGAGTGCTCACAAGTTGGTAGCTGGGGGCGCTCGCTTCTTTGTATGTGTACATCTTGTGTTCCCTTCTGATGTTTCCGCAGGTCAGGGCTAGGGTGCTTTTTAGGGTCTTTATTTTTGGGTCTTTTTCGCGCGGCTCTTGGCGCTGTAGCACCTCTGCCGCTCGCGGTCGTTCCGCTTGGACCTCGCAGCCTCCTCGCGCATCGCGCTGGCCTGCTCCCTGAGGTCTGCCACGTGGCCCTCCTTCGTGCACTCCGCGCACCAGCCGTTCGCCTTGTTCAGCGGCTTGAACGTCATGCGCCCGCACTTCGGGCACATCCAGCGCTGCCGGAGCGATATGCCGCACTTCCTCGCCTGGAGCTTCACGGCCTCGGTAGTCCGTCCGAGCGCCTTGGCTATCTCCTTGGCTCCGTCGCCGGCGTGCTCCCTCAGGTACCGGATCTCACGTGTCGACCATTGCCTCACTGTCTCTTGCCCCCCTCCTTCCTCTCCCATTCCCGGTACGCCGCCCGAAGCGTCGAGCACATGGTGTCGAGCGCTATCTCGCGCGGGGTCTTGGGCTTACTTTCGCTATGGCGCGAGTCGGCAGACTTCATCGCTGCTCACCTCGATAGCCTTTGCGAGCTTTCGTGCCTCTGTGATGGTGATGTCAGACTCGCCGCATACCTTCTTGTTGAAGGTGACGAGCGATACCCCGACAGCGTCGGCAAGACTCTGCTTAGTAATGTTCAGCTCCGCAACTCGGGCCGCCACCAGTCCTTGAAGGCTGTTCATCCGTACCTCCTTCCTAATCTACATTAGGTACATTGGATACAGTAACCTAATGCACATTAGGAATCAATAGAATGTTGAAGTTTTCCTAATTTCTGTTAGGATTTATTCGTACAGTCTTTAGATGGAGAGGAGCTACAAATGCAGCTCTCACGCGCATTGATTGACTATCTTGGCGAGCGCGGCATGAAGCAGGCCGACGTTTGCAGGGCTTCTGGGTTATCCGACGCCCACGTCTCCCAGATTTTCAGTGGGAAGATAAAAGATCCCAAGGCAAGCATTGTTTACAAGATCGCGCACGCGATGGGTATCACGGTCGACGAGCTACTCGAGCGCGCGGAATCATACGAGGACGGTGAATAGCTTTATGGGACTTTTTAAAAAGTCAATGAGCAAAACGGCGGCAAAGGCTCAGCAGGGAGCTGGACAGCCGCCAATGGACGTGCCGTTCGCCCTCTGGGCGCTAGCGAGTGACTGCCTATACACCCACAGCTATACGGCATTTGAAGACGCTTTGTCCACTCACCAGCCATTCGCACCGTTTTCGGTCAAACTTAAGCGGCAAACGAAGAGGAACATGCCACCGCATTGGGAAGTTGAGGATGGAGCCGCTGTAATACTAGACGAGGACGGTACCTTGCTTGGCACTATAAGCGCGAAGAAAATGGAGGAGCACGACTTCATGTTCAATCGGACATACCGGGCTTTCTCTATGCCACCGTGCCGCGATTACGCGCGCGGCTTCACCATTAGCGACAGTTACAGCATTTGCGTCGCACCTTATGGCGCATATATATAAAAAGAGCCCCGTCGGCAGCGCTGGTACCGCTTTAGCCGACGGGGCATCCAACCGCCCAAGCATCTTTGCAAACTCACAACTTGAGGGGGCTTCTACATTATGCCAAAGAAGGCAGTGATATACGCGAGGTTCTCGTGCAACAGGCAGCGCGAGGCCTCAATCGAGGATCAGCTGCGCGTCTGCCGCGAGTGGTGCGCGCGCGAGGGCTACGAGGTCGCGGCGGAGTACTGCGACCGCGCCGTGTCGGGTCGCACCGACGACCGCCCCGAGTTCCAACGGATGATAGCCAACGCCGGCGAGAGCGAGATCGTCCTCGTCTACATGATGGATAGATTCAGCCGCGGCGAGTACGACGCGCCGATATACAAGCGCGAGCTCGCCACGCACGGCGTCAAGCTGGTCTCGGCGCTCGAGCAGATACCCGACAGCCCGGAGGGCATCATCTACGAGAAGCTGCTCGAGGGGCTCGCCGCCTGCGAGTCGAGGAAGACCGCCATCAGGACCAAGCGCGGAATGGAGGGCAACGCCCTCAAGTGCAAGACCAACGGCGTGCGCATCTTCGGATACCGCAGGAACGAGGACGACGAGTACGAGGTCGACGAGGCGCAGGCGGCGTGGGTGCGCGAGGCCTTCGCGCTGAGGCTGGAGCGCATGTCCATGAACGCGATAGCGCGCGAGTTCGCTCGGCGCGGCCTCAGGACGCGCAAGGGCAACCCGTGCGGCCAAGCAATGGTGCAGCAGATGCTGCGCGACCGCAGGTACACGGGAAGGTACGAGTGGGGAGGCATCGTCCGCGAGGGCGGGATGCCGGCGATAGTGGACGAGGTGACGTTCATGGAGGTCCAGGGAATCAAGTGCCGCAAGCAGCGCTCGAGCGAGAACTGGGGCGACTTCGCCCTCGCGGGGACGGCGCTGTGCGCGGAATGCGGCAGGAACCTGCAGGGCGTGAGCGGCAGGGGCCGCAACAACGTGAAGTACGAGTACTACAGCTGCCCGGGGTCGTGCGTCCGCAACATCAGGCGCGAGGAGCTCGAGGGCTCCATAGCCTCGGCGCTGCGCGGGCTGCTCGGCGACCGCGGCGAGGCGCTGCAGATAGCCAACATGGTAGCGGAGCGCGCGGACACGGCCGAGGTGCGGGCGCGTCGCAGGCAGGCCGAGGACTCGCTCAGGGCCGCCGAGAGGGGCCTGAGGAACATCCTCAACGCCATCGAGCAGGGCGTGATAGCACCGGGCGTGAACGAGCGCATAGCCGAGCTCGAGGAGCAGCAGGCGCGAGCGAGGTACGACCTCGAGGCCATCACGGACGAGCGGATAGACCCGGAGCGCTTCGCCGACTTCCTGCAGTGCGGGACGGCACTCGACGACGCGACGCTGCTGAAGGCATTCGTGTGGCAGGCGGTCGTCTCGGAGGACGAGATACTGGTCACGCTGAACTACGATAAAAAGGGCGAACCCGCCAGATTGGACATCCAGCGGGTTCGAGCAAAATTGGAATGGTGCCCCATGTTGGATTCGAACCAACGGCCTTCTGCTCCGGAGGCAGACGCTCTAATCCCCTGA